ACATTTGTAAGGCTTGGTGTAGTTGTCTGGTCAGGTTTTATCATCACCATGAACTATATAGATATACCGATGGTTAAGAAATCAGGTAACTCTGATATAACTTTTGTTGCATCAGTTTTTACTGGGGCACTTGCTACCTTCGGTTTAACTACTGGTAAAAACGGTAGTAGTAAGCCACCCGAATGTCCAATGATGAAAAAACAACAACAACAACCCACTACAAAGACATGAAAAGATGGATACTACTCTTAGCTCTGTTGTCACCCGCAGTTGCAAGAGCAAACACGGTTACGCCCCAGTTCACAACTGGAAGCATGCAGAGCACAACGACTACGCAACAAACAATAGTAGAGGAGGTGGTTCACGATATCAAAGGTTCAGCTTCTTCCTCTTACAGTGGTACAAACATTACTGCAACAGGAGCTGGTGGCATAGGACACGCAGACACAGTATATACACCAACGAACAATGCAGCGGACTGGGATCTACAGATTACAACCAGAGAAGCTGGCACAATCGAAACAATAACAATAGACAGAACAATAGATACAGACAGTACTACTACGTCTTACTCTATCTTCTCTCAATAACTGCACCAGCATTTGCAGAGGGAGAAACACATAACAACAGTAATCCTGTAGCTGCTGCTACCGGCAACGTGACTAACCAAGCTGTGCAGTTTCAAAATAATGGAGCACAGAGTCGTCAGTTCTTTGGTCCTAATATAAGCTGTAATGGCAGTACAATGACATTTCAGCCTTTTTATATGGGTAATCATACTAAACCACTTGATGAGTTTATGCACCCTACAAGTTATACGTTAGCAGAGAACTGGGGATTCCAAATTAACTTTATGGTTCCCCTAGATAAGTCAGGATATAAACAATGCAAAGAAATGGCAAAACGCCAAGAAGAAAAGATGCGGCTTGAGTATGAACTTACCCGAGCCCATAAATGTGCGGAGCTGATGCAAAAAGGTTTTATGATCCGGCCTAATACGCCTATGGCTAAATTATGTCAGGATATTGTACCGATAGTAAAAGTAGATCCGCCAAAGAAAAAGAAGAAACTAGGACTATTTTAATGAGCACATTCACAGATGCATATAAGTTAGGTAAACCTTCATTAGATGGACCTAACGATCTAAGACCAGAGGTCAAGACTTCTATAATCATAGAAAAAGAAACTAAAACAAAGAAAACCACTAAAAAGAAATGATCGCCCTAATTAAACCAATAGTATTTGCATTTTTAAAAACAGATGCAGTTAAAAAGCTTGTAGTAGAATTATTAGAAGCATATGTAAAAACAACTGATAACACAGTTGACGATAAATTATCCGCCCTTGTTAAGAAAAACCTATTAGGAGAATAACATGGCTAGTCCTCTAGGAAGATATGTAGTAGCAGCTGGATCTAGTAGTGCATCTACTCCTTTGCTTAGAGCTGCATCTAACGGATCACATGTACGATTCGTCAGCCTTACAGCAGTAGGAGCTGACGTAAGATATAACTGGGGTTCAGCTGCATCTGCAACCACTTTTTATTTAAAGAATGGTGAAACAGTTTATATGGATGTTCCTTGGCATGAATTATATCAAGGAGATGATCCTGTATTACACGCCATGAGAAACGCTAGTACTGATGGTACTTTAGAAGTTATTTCTTGGGGTAGTAAGTGGGATGGCTGATACTACAAGAATAATACCTAAGAAAGCTGGCGAGGAAAGTTTTAACGAACTCCACTACCTTGTAACTGAAGAGTTCTTACGTAAGATAAAGTGTGGCGAAGCAAAGACTCAAGACTTAAAAGCAGCATGTGATTGGCTTAAGACTAATGACATAACAGGTGTTGCTCTTGAAGGCAGCCCACTCGACAAATTAGCTTCGATAATACCGAAGGTAGATCCAGAATTAGTAAAGAGCAGACTCTATGGCAAGACCCGGACCTAAACTTAGCAAAAACCCCGGTAAGACAGCAAGGTACTATCGGAGTAATCCAGAAGCTAGGAAGAAACACCAAAATACAAATAAGAAGATTAATGACACTCCAGCTAAGAAGGCATACAGGCGTGACTTAATGCGTATACGTAGAAGACGTAACGTTAGCCCACATGTTGATTTGTCACATCAACCTGACGGCAGTGTTAAGCCTGAGTCAAGAAAAACAAACCGTGGAAGAGGCGGAGCAAACAGACGTTAATCTATGACACCATTACTACCAAAACCTGATTACTATTTACACAATTTAATAACGATGACAAGTTCAGAATCTAAACGGCTCTGGAGAAGAGCTATCAAAGAGCACTTCAATTGTCAATGCGTTTATTGCGGAAAATCTTATGAATTACACAAACTTACAATCGACCATGTACAACCTAAGAGCAAGGGTGGTCAAAGCGTTACGAGGAATGTTGTACCCTCGTGTACCAGATGCAATCAGGCGAAAGGTAGCACTCACTGGCTCGACTGGATGAGGTCGACATTCGGACAGACCGAGCGAGAACAGGTAATCCTATCACATATTAATTGATATGCCATTATATAATAAAACAATTAACAGGATTAAAGCGGTAGATGACGAAGATAAAAAGATAGGTTCTGAGTTCATGGATAAGGTCATGGAAAGCCTAAATTCTACTTGGAATTTTTTGAATGATGAAACTAAAAATAACGTAATAGAAGCTACGAGGATGCTAGGTGACTCTTATAAAGAAGCTAGGAAATTTAAGAATCCTGTAAATCCATTAAACTTACCACATAATGTTGGTGCTACTGGAGCCAGAGTAATTGAAGGTATAGGCTACGCATCTGATAAAACAATAGGTGAAGGTGTTAGGTTTCTAGGAGACAAAGGTAACATTGATCCTAGATTAACAGAGATAGGTGCGATAGCTGCTCAAATTTATGGTACACCTAAAGTTATAAAAGGTGCTACAAATCTTGTTAATAAAGGCATAGCTTCACCACAAGCTCACAGCTTTATGTATAAGGCTGGTCAGACTGCTGACGAAGCTTTAGGTTCTTTTAAGCCTGCCAGTCAGCGTACTATAACTCTAAAGGAGTATTCTGCTATTTTAGATGATATTAATAGTATACCGTCTGAAGAGTTTGCAAAGATAGTTAGATTAGCTAAGCAGCCGGGTATTAATTCTATGACGTTAGCTCGGCGATTTAATCAACAGCAGGGTATTATAAGTGAATACTTAAAGAAGTTTGATAAGCCACCGGCTGACTTTACAGGCATGGAGGATGAGAGTAAGCCTCTACTTGGTGATGATAATGTACAATTAAATTTATGGGGAAAAAGTACAAGACCAAAAACTACAGCAATAAGTCTTTTTACTAAAAGAATGCAAGAAGCTGGCTTTAGAAAGAATAAGAATGAAAACTACTTTATTGATGAAGCTAAATTTAAAAATTTGACAGATCAGCAACAAAGAGATTATGCTCAACTTTTCCAAACTGATCTAAACCAAGCTGTTCCTCACTTATTTAAAAAGACAACTGAATTAGAGGTTCCTAAATTTAATAAAAAATATGAAGCTTATTTGAATAGATATGGTGGTAAACCGGAAGTTCATCATATATTTCCTTCTAAATTATCCATGAGATTTTGGTTTAATGAAGAGTATATGGGAAAAAATTGGTATAGATTAAAAGAAGTAGCTGATGAATATAAGCAATTCCCCGGTGAGCCTTCTATTGAAGGAGAGCCGATTAATCTTACTACTTTACCTAGTGTAATAAAAAAGACTGACCCTAATTATAAAGCAGTAATAGAAAGATTTGGACGTATTCCTCCACATATTCATAATATAGTTCATAATGAGATTCTTACAAATTTAATAGGTCAAAGAGGTGGAAAGTTCTTTACTAAAGAAACTTTAGCTAAGATGAACTCCGGAATAGATGGTAAAGTAGAAGTATTTAGAGACTGGAATGAGGTTATAAAACTGACTTCTGAAATGGTAGATGAAGCTATGACTCAACTAGACATTCTCTTTAGTAATCGAGCTTTATCTGAAAATCCAGAAAAATTAACTTCAATGCTCGAAGAATACCTTGGTACAGGTAATATAAAAATTGGCTCAAGTATTATTAAAGATAGAAAAGGAAATATCATCATGGAGAATGATAGACCTAAAATAGCAACTTATAGTCAATTTACAGTCAAAGACATAGTATCTAGAAGCTTTTCTGATTTTACTGATGATCTATTAGGAAAACCTAGATGGAAAGAAGTTGAACTTGAAGTCAAAAAATTTAAGCATTTGAATGAAGATGAAATATTAAATGTGGCAAATATACTATACCAAATTAAGCACTACAATGGTCTAAAAATGTGGTATGGGACTAGGAAAGCGGGTGAGATTGTTTTTGGACAAGGTAGAAATGTTAAATATTATAATGAACTTATAGATCTCTATATGGATGTCGTAGATGATGTATTACCAAATGATACACCTACTATTACGACAATAGAACAACTTAAGAGTACTACATTTAAAGACTTTGTAAAACCTTCTATAACTGAACAATTAAATATAGTATTTCCAGACACCCAATTAAAGATTCCTTCGATTAATGACTGATAACGATATACTATCCGCCCTAAAGGATGACTTTAAGCTGTTTCTGCAAGCATTGTGGGATCAGCTTGGTCTTCCATCACCTACGAGGGCTCAATATGCAATTGCTGATTACTTGCAGAATGGTCCCAAGAGACTTCAGATTCAAGCGTTCAGAGGTGTTGGTAAGTCTTGGATTACTGGTGCTTTTGTGTTATGGACGCTATTTAACGATAACGAAAGGAAAATAATGATTATCTCCGCCTCTAAGGAGAGGGCGGATAACATGTCGATCTTCTTACAGAAAATTATTATTGAAACACCATGGCTAAGTCATCTACAACCGAAATCGGACGATTCTCGCTGGAGTCGCATCAGCTTCGACGTCAACTGTTCCCCTCACCAAGCTCCAAGCGTAAAGTCGGTGGGAATCACTGGGCAGCTAACCGGAAGCCGAGCCGATCTCATGATTTTAGACGACGTAGAGGTACCGGGCAACAGTATGACGGAGTTAATGCGTGAGAAGCTACTTCAACTCTGTACAGAAGCCGAAGCAATCCTTACGCCAAAAGACGATAGCCGTATTATGTATCTCGGGACTCCTCAGACTACTTTTACTATTTATCGTAAGTTGGCAGAGCGGAATTATAGACCATTTGTTTGGCCCTCCAGATATCCAAGAAAAGGTAAGCTTAGTCAATACGAAGGACTCTTAGCACCTCAAATACAGGAAGATCTGGATATGGGAGCTGATGAGTGGAGTGTTACAGACCCTGACCGGTTTAGCGAAGAAGATCTCATAGAACGTGAAGCATCTATGGGAAGATCTAATTATATGCTTCAATTCCAACTAGATACAAGTTTAAGTGATGCAGAAAAGTTCCCTCTTAAAATGGCTGACCTTGTGGTTACTAGCATCAATCCTACTACTGCTCCTGATAACGTGGTCTGGTGTTCAGATCCACAAAATGTCATCAAAGACGCCCCTACGGTGGGACTGCCCGGGGACTACTTCTACTCACCCATGCAACTACAAGGAGAATGGGGTCCATATTCCGAGACCATATGCTCCGTAGACCCCTCTGGAAGAGGCTCAGACGAGACTGCAGCCTGTTACCTATCCCAACGTAACGGAATCATCTATTTGCATGAAGTACGGGCTTACAGAGACGGATACAGCGATCAAACATTGCTTGACATTCTTG